GGTGTGGGGAAGGCGCCCCTCGGCGCGGCCCACGAGGGGGGCCGCGTCCGGGAGGCGGGCGGAGAGCTGACGGTCCTCGTCAATGGACAGGTCGGCGTCGATGTCCAGGAAGGGGGCGAAGTGCTTGGCGAAGACCCGCTGGGCCTTGGTGTGCAGGAACATGATCTGGGCCTCGACCTCCGAGCGGAAGGCGGAGACGGAGGCCGGGTCGGTGATCTGCATCTCCATCGCGGTGCGGGCCGAACTGACGCCGAACTCCCGGGCGCGAGCCTCCAACCGGTCCAGGTAGGTGCTCAGGCGCTGAGTGAGTGCCTGAAGCCGCCGGTAGTAGCGGACGTAGGCGGACATGTCAGGCTCCTTGCGGTGGAGGATCGGGATTATCACTGAGGAAGGCGCCGATTGCCGAGGATGGAGACACGCGACCCGGGGCCGGCGACAACGCCGACGCACGAGCCCGACGCAGAGGCGCCCACGGCTGCCAGCACTGTGGATGCTACTCAACTGGAGACTTCAACTGCGACCTGTTCGTGATCTTTTGGCATCGCCAGGCTCGGCATCCGGGCAGGACTCCCCCTTGCCATTCCTCCGACGCTATGGCTTCTCGCCCGCTCACAACGGCGGCGCCACACGGGAGAAAAGTCCTGGTGGAGGCGGTGGCGGAGGTAAAGGTGGTAAAGGAAAGGGAGGCGGACCTTTCAAAGACATCTTGCCAGAAGTCGAGTTGACCGACATGGGTAACCAGTTCAAGAGCATTTTTGACGGGCTAGGAGACAAGCTTAAAGGGTTGTTTGACCTCTTCAAAAAAGGTTTTGATGCAGCATTTAGACCGGAAGGTTTAGAGCGTATCAAAGCTGCTTTAGAACGAATCAAGAAAACTCTTGAAGAAATTGCTACTGATCCAAGGGTTGTAAATGCCTTTAACCGCATGACCGAGAAAATTGCTTATGCTTTGGGCCAAATTGCTGGTTCGTTAGCTACTATCGGAGTTGGTATTGGTGTACTCCTTACCGAAAGTATTGCAAACGGCCTTGAAAGGCAGAAAGAACGCATTATCAGGGCGTTAGTCGCTTTGTTTGATAATGTTGGTAACATTGCAGAGGCTGTAGGAAACATCGCTCAGGCCTTTTCTAGTGCTTTCTACGACGTTATTACTTCAACCGGTGCGATTCGTATCGGTAGCGCTATTGTGTCAACTCTATTAAGCTTGACATCTACCATTGTTGAAGTCGGTAGCAAATTAGCAGGAAGTCTGTTTAAAGGATTTGAAAAAGTCGTTGTGACAAGCGCTCCTAAAATTTCATCAATGCTTCAAAGTCTTTTGGACATTGTAGCTCCAATATTTGAAACTATTGAGAGTGTTGTTGATAAGTTTGGCGATGGGTTGAGTAGTGCCTACGATGAACATGTAGCCCCTGCTATTGACTCTATTGCTAATGCTTTTAACGGACTAATCGACATTATTCAAATACTTTGGGAAGGAAGTTGGAAGCCTTTTGCAGAGTTCTTGTCTAATACGTTCGGTATAAGTATTGAAACAGTCGCTGATTTATTAGGCGGTATCATACTAGAGGCATTGAAGTTACTAGCTGATACAATCAAGCTGGTAGCCGATGGTTTTACTGCTTTTTCTGATTGGTGTAAAGAAAATAAAGAGATTATCTCCACAATCGCTAATGTGATTGGTACGCTTGCAACCGTGTGGCAAGGAATTAAGTTCTTGTCTTGGGCTGAACAAGCTGGAGGACTTGCAGGAGCATTCGAATTATTAAGTGGCAAGGTTTCCTTTATTGTTAGCGGAATTAAAAATATTGGACTAGCTTTGAAAGCTTTGACATTTGATAAATTGGTTAGCTTCGGAGAAACCATCTACTTGAATGCGTTGTATGCAAAAGACTTTGTGGTCAATTCAGGTAAATTGATTGTAGAGTTAGGAAAAACCGCTCTAGAACTTGGTAAATCAGCACTAGCTTGGGGTGTTCATGCAGCACAAATGGGACTTGCAGCAGCAGCGGAAATCGCTCAATCGGTTGCAGCAGGAGTTGCAGCAGCCGCAACATGGGCACTAAATGGAGCTATTGCAGTCTTGACCAGCCCGATTACCTTGGTTATTGCTGCTATTGCAGCCTTGATTGCTATCGGTGTCTTACTCTACCAAAACTGGGATACTGTTGTCGAGTTCGCTAAAACAGCATGGCAAGGACTATGTGATTTTATCAGTGGTATTTGTCAAGCGATTGGCGAATTTTTTAGCGGTCTATGGACGAAGCTACAAGAAATCTTTGAGCCAATAGGTCAATGGTTTGGCGAGAAGTTCCAGCAAGCATGGGACGCCATTGTGAACATCTTCTCTGGTATCGGAGAGTGGTTCTCTGGTGTATTTCAAGGTGCGTGGGACGCTATCGTTAATATCTTCACACCAATCGGCTCATGGTTCGGACAACGTTGGGCGGATGTGACTAGTGCTTTGGCTAATATCGGTGCATGGTTTACGGATATGTTCCAAAAAGCATGGACTGGTCTAACCAATATCTTTAGCAAACTAGGTTCTTGGTTTGGCGAAAGATGGAACGATGTTACAAGTGCGCTTTCCAGCGTTTCAAACTGGTTTGGTGAGATGTTCACTAATGCTTACAACGCTGTAAAAGATGCTTTTAGTTCTATCGGTGACTTCTTTAGTGGCGTTTGGGATACTGTTAAAAGTATCTTCGTTAATGCTGGTCAAATGGTCGGTGAGGCAGTAGGTGGAGCATTTAAAAGCGCAGTCAATGCGGTTCTTGACACTATTGAGAATGTGGTTAATGGATTTATCGGCATGATTAATGGTGTTTTAGATGTTGTCAGAAACTTACCTGGTCTCGGATGGATTGGGAGTGTAAGCACAGTTAGCCTCCCACGTCTTGCTCGTGGTGGTATCGTTGATAGCCCAACAATCGCCATGATTGGTGAAGCTGGTAAAGAAGCGGTCGTACCACTTGAAAATACAGGCTTTATCCAAACATTGGGACGAGTTGTCAGCAGTGCGGTAGTAAATGCCATGGCTGGTGTTGGTCCGCAAGGTGGATTTTCTGGCGATGGCGACATCGTTATCCAAATCGCAGGCCATGAGTTCGGACGGGTAGCAATCCAAGAAATCAACAAAGAACATGAACGAGCAGGTCAAACCTTGCTCAAGATTTAGGAGGTTAAATGGCACAATTGACAATCAATGGGGTGGCTGTGAAGCCTCCCAAATCTTTTCAGGTCGGTATTCAGGATATCGATGGAGAGACAGGGCGTAATGCCAATGGCGATATGGTGCGAGACCGTATCACGACAAAGAGGAAATTAGACTGTGAATGGGGCATGCTGACTCAGGAAGAAATGAGTCAGCTTTTAAATGCCGTTTCAGCAGTCTTTTTTGAGGTTTCTTACCCTGACCCTGTTAAAGGTCAGACGACTGGAACTTTCTATGTCGGTGATAGGACAGCTCCAAGCTATACCTTCACTGAGAAGTTCAAGCCTTGGTCTGGTGCTAAATTTAATCTGGTAGAGAGGTAAGAAGATGGACGCTTTAACCAGACGACAATTTGACAGAGCCATGTTTGCCAAGGATAGGACGCTGGCTATTCGTGTTGGCGATTATGCTTCACGGGATATCAAAGAGGCTAGTTTTGAGTATGGCTACATCAAGGGCGATACTTATAAGCCCGGTGGAACGTGTGCTGGTAGCGGTAAGATTACCTTTACCAGTATCATTACCACGTTCAATAAACTGGATATCCTACACCCTGAGATTGGTCTACTGGTTGGGAATACCTACCAGTGGGTCAAGATGGGGGAATACTTCATCAACGATATTGAGATTGACCGAAACCGCAATACAACCACGCTGGAGCTCATGGACGGTATGTTTAAGCTCAATCGTGAGTACGTGACGGACTTGCATTTTCCAGCTGAGGTACGAGAGGTTATTCAGGAAATCTGCCTAAAAACAGGCATCGAATTAGCGAATGACTATTTCGGAATCAGCGCTATGCGTTATCATATTGAGCAAGTTCCTGAGGGCAAGAAACTTTCCTTTAGGGATATGCTGAGCGCTATGACCCAGATGATTGGGATGTCTTGTTTCTTTAACCGAGAAGGGAAGATGGAAATCCGTGATTTGACTGAGTCAAATATCACGATTAACGCAGATAGTTACTTCTTGCATGGCTTGACCAAGAGCGAGATTGAGTATCAGATAGCTGGTATTACTTGTAAGACGGACAAGAAGTCTCTGACGGTTGGTATGAAGACAGGTCGGTCATTGGAACTAGACAATGTCTTCATGACCCAGAGCGCTTTAAATGACCTGTACTACAAGCTGAAAAACCTAACTTACTACCCGTATAATCTCAACTACCAAGGGCATTTACTGCTTGAGGTTGGGCAGTGGGTAACCATTCAGACCAATAAGAAAGAAACATTTAAAGTTCCTGTGTTAAGTCAGAGCTTTACTTTTAAAGGCGGTCTGAGAGGGCGTATCAGTGCAGACAGTAAGGCTGGAAATGATACTCAGTATTCTTACGAGGGTACGATTACCAAGCAGATAAAGCAACAAGATGGCATTGAAGCGAAAATCCAAGCACAGATAGAAGCAGCAGACGCAGCCTTTGAAGCAGAGTTTGAGAAACGTAAAAAAGCGATTGATGACGCAATCGAAAAATACAAAGCAAACGCCGAAGAATTTGGCGCTAAAATTCACGAGGAAATGGAAAAAGAGCGTCCTGAGTTCGTGAAGCGAATCCGTGAAGAGTTGATGAGTGGTGCGGACTCAATTGCTGAACTAAGCAAGAAACTGGAACAGGTCAGCGAGACTGCAAGGGTCAATGCAAGCCTGATTGGCGGTGACGGGAATACCCAATACAACAAGAACCACTTGAATGGTGGCACGGCTAAAAAAATTAGTTACGGAACGGATTTTGTGGAGGTCGGTCACAACGGAGAGGGCTTTGAACTTGGCAAGAAATACGTTATCAGTTGGTCAGCAACCTGCACACCTTACGGTAAGACAGATGTGACTGTGGTAGTGAATAAGCCTACATTTTACGGTGGACACGTTCATCTTGCGCCTGCTAATACAATCATGCCAGTGATTGAGAAAGACCTGACCCAGAAAGAAGAGCAGGTCTTAGCAGTCTACTACGGTGCCTATCGTCTGACCTTTTCAGGGGACTGGTATCAGAACGTAGAGCAATCTTTGACGATTGACAATCAGACAAGACGGATTGAACTAGCGCCCGTCTACAAGACGGTTGCAGACGGGCAAAATGCAAGATATGAGGGAAGTTGGAGTGAGAACCCAACTTTTATTTTTGATGGAGGTAGAACATGACGGAAACAACGCCTGAAGTAGTACCTATCAGGGTACGACATAAACGGATGCCAGCTAGTGAGTGGGCAAGAAGTGACTTTGTGTTGTATGACGGAGAGTTGGGTATCGAGAGCGACACAGGTAAGGTCAAGGTTGGAAATGGCCGTGACCGATTCTCAGCACTGCAATATCTGACTGGTCCCAAAGGTGACCGTGGAGAAACAGGACCAGTAGGGCCAAAAGGAGCGGACGGTGTTATGCGGTTCGAGAACCTGACGAGTCAACAGAGAGAGGGTTTGCGAGGAGATAACGGTCATAGCTTAAATGCGAATGTCCGTATCGAGGGAAGCTATCGAAACGGTGCGACTAGTCAGCTGAATTTGATTGCAGATGTCTACTATGACGGAACACGTTTAACCAGTGGCTATACTGTTGATTATTACTACAGAGGTTTTGGGAATAATAACTGGCAAAGTTTGCTGAGCCAAACACCTGACGCGAATGGGAAGTTTTCTCAGTGGAACGCCTCTCAACGTTCAGGAGGCTGGTTTGAAGTCTACATCGTTGTAACACACAACGGCATTAAAGCAGCTGCTAGCACACGACTTGACAATGTCAGTGACGGTGCAAGAGGGGCGAATGGTGCAACGGGTCCAGCAGGACCGGCAGGACCAGCAGGCCCCAGAGGCGCGGATGGAGCGCCTGGTCAAAACATCGTTAATCAAAACGGTGGACAACCGATGAAGTATTGGTCTGGTACAAGGGCTCAATATGACGCGATTGCTAACAAGGATAGTAATACTATCTACGATATCTATAAAACATAGGAGGTAGTATGGCTAGAGAAGGAATTTATGTGGGTGGCAAGGAAGTTGTTCAGCGTTATGTAGGAACTCAGTTAGTCTGGGAGAAAAGAATACGAGTTTTAGAACTTTTTTCAAAATTTGTTATTACGTCTCCAAGCTACGGAGAAAATGTAATGCATATATATGATTATAGATTTGGTTTCAGTAACTATTCTATTGACGAAGTTCGATTTATCGGTAAAACTGAAACAAATGTTATTCCAGTAACACTAGAACGAGGTTATGGTAACACCCACATTAAAGCCCGTTTCAGAAATACTGAAGATTTTGAGAAAGCGAAGAGGGATTTTAATTCTTCAAATGGAGAAACTTCTATGTATTTTTACTCAGTGTGGAGGTAACACATGGACATAACCATTCAAAACGTTCGTTCGCCTGCTCTTGAGCATAACGGGCGGTATTATAAGGTCTTTCAGCCACGGACACGAGATGAACTGCTGAAATTGCACCACATGGGATGCGTGGGTGACACGGTGTTGACGGATATCCAGCTAGAGCAGGGGGATTTCCCGACTAGCTTCGTGGAACCAACAGTAACCCAACGTACCCTGTCAGGTCTCTTCAAGGATATGCGTTCTATTGAGTTGGAACTGACAGACCCGAACAGCACTCTTTGGGGCAAAATCCAGCAGAACAACCAAGGGGCGCTGACCCAGTTCTTTGATGAGAATGTCAAGAGCGCTATCGCTCAGACTGCTAAAGAAATCAGGCAGGAAGTGCGAGACGCTGCTAACAGTGCTAGGGTACAAGTTACGTCTGAAGGTGTGACCATCGGCTCTACTACTCTAACTGGTGAGCAGTTAGCCTCTACCATTTCCGCAAGTCCGAGAGGGGTTGATATCATCGCTCCACACGTTCGAGTACAGTCGGATATGTTGGTAGATGGTGCTGTAACAGCTAGGAAGATGGCCGCTGGTTCTGTGACTGCTGAACATATCCAAGCTGGAGCTATCACGGGCGATAAAATCAGCGTAGATGATGCCTTGATTCGGAACCTGACCGCTAGAGATGCCTTAATTGACAAGCTGACATCCAAGCAAATCTTCACAACCAAGATTGAATCTGTTGTGTCTAGCTCAACCTTCTTACAAGCCTATCAAGGTGAAATTGGAGGTTTCACCTTAGGTCAATTTGATAATGGAGGCGGTCGCTGGATTTCTGGAGTAAACCAATTCTCAGTTGGTATGGGGAATGGTGCTGGTTACGGCACTAAGACAGCTTTCTGGGCTAATTGGGGCGATAACTGGAACCAAGCAGGACCAAACTCTTGGCATGTAGACACAGATGGACAGATGTATTGTAAGAATACAGTTAGCTTTTATGGTAAAGTTGACTTTTCTGGCTCTACAAACGTTAATTTCTACAGCAAGATTAATGCTGCCAAAGGTATCTGGACAGGAAATGCAGATATTTATGGTGCTGGGTCAAATCCAGCTGGAGGAGAGAATGCTGTCGTCTGGTGGAATCAAATCACTACATCCAAATGGAGAGGTTATGCTGGTATCACTTCGAGTTCAGATAGGCGCTTGAAAGAAAATATTAAAGAGAGTCCAGTTAATGCCTTGGATAAAATCCAAGCATTGAACATGGTCTCTTTTGATTTCATCGAGAGCCAGAAACATGAAGAGGTTGGTTTGATTGCGCAGGAAGCCCAGAAGGTAGTACCTGAAGCAATTGAAATAGATGAAGCAACATCTTATCTGTCTATCAACTATTCAAAATTCGTACCCTACTTGCTGAAGGCTATTCAAGAACTAGACCAGAAAATTAAAGAAATGGAGAAACTACATGGATAATCACACAATCGACAAGCTAGTAGCTGAGTCGCTCGCTAACCGCTTGAAAGAAGGCGAATTGAATCGTGCGTATTTAGAGGCATACTATACGCTTGCTTTGACTGAATTGCAGGCTTTTAAAGCGGTGTTGGAATACGACCCAGCACTAAAAGAACTATTTGAAGAAACACAAGCTAAAATGAAAGGAACTAACAAATGACTTACAAATTAACAGGAAGCCCTATTCTAAAAGGGGAAAAGAATGTCACAATCGTAACGATTGAGAAAGAAGAACCTGGGCGCTACAGCTATGAGCGTGTTGAATTGCCAGGCAACCGAACGAATGATAATGAAGAGATTTTGGTTCAAGCCGTTTTAGATTTTATTAGAACGGAACTTGATCCGACAAATGCCATTGTGCAAGCACAAGCGAAATTAGAGCAGACTTTGGCTAAATTGGAACAGGCTGAGCAGAAAGTGGCACAAGCTGAAGCTAAGCAGACGGCCACAGATCAAGAAGTTAAGCAGAACAAGACTGAAAGCGACCACTACGGCAAAGTTAGCTACGCATTAGTTTTAACGTTGATAACAGAAAAATTGCTTCAGTACGGAACAGCTTATAAAGTTTTAGTTGATTTAATTCAATCAGCTGAAGTAGGTAAACACTATATGCCAGGTGATTTGATTACCATCGAAGACCCAGAGCACGTTGAGTTGGATGGTGAAGGTAAGAGGGTTCTAGTACAACTTAACCGTGAATTTACTTACAATGGAGAGCCTGCAAGCGACTTTATTCGTGATGGACGTCTTGAACGTGATGGATATGGCGTAGCGTGGAAGTACGAGCCTAAAGAACAAAATGAGCCTACGACTGTCGCACCAGCTGCTGCAGTTTCTACGACAGCTACCGTGGCACCTACAACTGCAGAACCTCCTGCTACAACAGTTACACCTAACCAATAGTGGAGGTGCTTTATGGACGTCTTACAATCAACAGAGCATTTCTTCATGAACGTGCTACCAGTTGCCACACCAATTGTTGTGGCTTGGTTGGGCTATAAAATGCCGAAGAAGACCAAGGAACAGACAGACCAAATCATTTCAGAATTGAATGATGTCAAGAAACAAATCAAAGATGTCCAGATTACTACTGACGAGAACAACGCCAAAATTGACGAAGTACAGGCAAAGTTAAAACTACATGACGATGCGCACCTTGTAACGATGAGGACGCACCTCGATCGTGATATTCGCAGGGCTATCCGCCGTGGTTTTACAACCAAGGATGAGTTCTATGTAGTGGAGAACATGCACAATAGCTATAAGGCTCTTGGTGGCAATGGCTACATAGATCACTTGTACAATAATTTTGAAGCGTTGCAGATTAGAGATGACATCTTAATTGAAGATGAGAAAGGGGCGCAGAATGGTCTTTAATACGACTAATCTAGCTCAGTTTGATGGTGGCTGTTTGATTAAGCAGGGAGATATCTCTTCCACATTTGGTTATGAATTACTAGATGAGAATTGCCAAGCGATCACCTCATTAAATGGACAAGAGGCGCTTGTCACATTGACTTTGGGAAATTCGCAATGGTCAAGGACGGTCACAGTAGAGAATCAAAGCGTGGTGTTTAGTATCACGGATATCTTACCAATCGGTAAGTATCGGCTGGAAATAAGCGTAGGTGGGTATATTTTTCCAAGCGACAAAGAGACACATATCAAGATAGTCGCTTCAGATAAAGAATTGGTCACAGAGGAAGTCCATGCTCTTAAGGAGCTGGATATAGCAAAGGAAGTTGAGAAACAACTTGCAGAAAAAACGATAACAGATGGTGGGGTATGTCCGGAATTTCCAGACCTACTCTTTTTTTACAACTTAGGAAAGGTATAGAAAAAAATGGAAACTACAAAATTAACAGAATTCGCCCGTACATTGGGAGAAGATAACAAACGAGTTAACGAAGAATTAAAAACCAAGGTTAGCACTTCAGCAATGACGCAAGCCATCTCTCAGGCAGTCACTCAAGCTAAAACGGAAGTTAAAGCTGAAATCTTGGGAGAAGGTACCCCTGAGAACCTTGATACCTTGAAAGAAATTGCTGAAAAAATCACGAGCATGGGGCAAGACGAAAACGGCGCACTCCTTGGAAAAATTACCGAAGTTGGCGGACGTGTAGACCAGATTGCTAATCTTGATTTAGTAGCGACTTACAACCAAGCGAAAGCGTGAAGCCTATGAATAACCTTGAAAGTCTAGCGGCTGAAATCGGTAAGGATATCAAGGGCATTATAGAGCAACAGGTTACGAAAGATGAGCTGGAACAAAAGGCCTATCTGACAAGCCATCAATCCTTGTCAGGTTATGCCTTGAAATCGGAGTTGTACAATGATATCCCAATCAAGGCTAGGATTTCTGCCTTAGAAAACCGTCCATCATTCGATACGCTGACACCGACTCAACGGGATAGCTTGAAAGGTGAGAACGGCCATAGTTTAAGTGTCAATGTCCGTATCGAAGGGTCTTATCGAAATGGCGCGACTAGTCAGTTGAACCTGTTTGCGGATGTATTCTACGATGGCGAAGCAGTCACGAGTGGCTATACTCTTGATTATTACTACAGAGGTTTTGGGAATAATAACTGGGGGGTATTGAGAAATCAGACTCCTGATTCAGCTGGAAAATTTGGAGCTTGGAATGCTACCCAACGTTCGGGTGGTTGGTTCGAGGTTCGAATTGAAGTGAGCTACAGAGGTCTTAAGGCCTCTGGGTTTGCTCATTTAGATAACATAAACGATGGCCCCAGAGGAGCGGACGGCGTGCCTGGTCAGAACATCATCAACCAACAAGGACAACAAGCCCTCAAGTATTGGGCAGGAACACAAGCGCAGTACGATGCCCTTCCAACCAAAGATCCTAACACGATTTACGATATTTTTAAGTAGGTGAAGCTATGAAAGATAGAATAAGGATAATGTTAGGAAGTAGGGAGATTGTTAAGCGCTATATTGGCGATAGGTTGGTGTGGAATAATCATCCACTTCTTCTTGAATTAAAAAATACATCAATTTCCCAATATTGGGGCGGATATGTTATTCCTTTGAGAAGTAACAAAGTAAATGTAAGTGATATAAGATATGTAAGTGTAAATGACAGTGAATTGATACCAACGCCTGAAAGTAACATAAGCTTATATAATGGTACAAGCATTTATATAACGATTCGGGAGTTAAGGGATTATATAGGCCAAGCTGATGTTCGATTTTACGGAGAATAGAAAGGAAAAACATATGATTAACTGGAAACTACGACTAGAAAATAAATACTTTTGGCTGACTGCCATTCCAGCATTCTTGCTTGTCTTGCAAGCAAGTGCAGCAGTCTTTGGATATCATCTGGATTTAGGTGATATCGGCAACAAGCTGATTTTGCTTGTCAATGCGGTATTCGTGTTCTTGACTGCTATCGGTTTGGTCAATGACCCAACAACAAGCGGAATCACAGACAGCACACGAGCTCTAGAATACAAGAAACAAAGCGAGGAGTAGGTATGGATATCGATACAAGCAGACTACGTACAGACTTGCCGATTGTTGGGTTTGAGCCTTTCCGTCAGGTTCATGCCCACTCAACAGGCAACCGAAACTCAACCGCTCAGAACGAGGCGGACTACCACTATAGAAAGGACCCTGGACTTGGGTTCTTTTCTCATGTGGTCGGAAACGGCCGTGTCATGCAGGTAGGTCCTGTAAACAAGGGAATGTGGGACGTTGGGGGTGGTTGGAATGCTGAGACCTATGCAGCAATTGAATTGATTGAAAGCCATTCAACTAAAGAAGAGTTCATGACAGACTATCGCCTGTACATAGAATTGCTACGAAATCTAGCAGATGAAGCAGGTTTGCCAAAAACTCTTGATACAGACGACTTGGCAGGTATCAAAACGCATGAATACTGTACCAATAACCAGCCGGATAACAGTAGCGACCACGTTGACCCGTATCCTTATCTTGCGAAATGGGGTGTTAGCCGTGAACAGTTTAAGCGAGATATTGAGAACGGCCTAGGCGCCGAAACAGGCTGGCAGAAGAATGATACAGGCTATTGGTATGTACACTCAGACGGCTCTTATCCAAAAGACAAGTTTGAGAAAATCAACGGAACCTGGTATTACTTCGACGGTTCAGGCTACATGCTTGCAGACCGCTGGAAGATGCACTCAGACGGCAACTGGTACTGGTTTGATCAATCAGGCGAAATGGCCACAGGCTGGAAGAAAATCGCTGAGAAGTGGTACTATTTCGACGTAGAAGGTGCCATGAAGACAGGATGGGTCAAGTATAAGGACACATGGTACTACCTAGATAGTAAGGACGGAAACATGGTATCTAATGAATTCGTCAGAGCAGGTCAAGGATGGTACTACATCAAGGCAGACGGAACAATGGCAGATAAGCCAGAGTTTGAAATTGAGCCTGAAGGCTTAATTACAACTAAATAAATAGAAAGGAAACTTTCTAAAATGTTCTTTCACCGCAGGCTCAGGCTTGCGGTTTTTTTGTTTTGTCAAAAATAAAAACAGTGAAATTACTCACTGATTCTTTTGTAAACTATTAGAAATAAACTGACACCTTCTCAACTATACGGGCAAAGATGATTATGAAAATGAATACGAAGATGAATACGATTTAAAAAAATGATAGGAATTAACGGAAATGATTTTACAGAAAAATAAGCCAAAAATCAACTATTGAAAAGCAATGACAACTATTTGTAAACGTTTTTCACTTATGGTATAATGGCAGTGTTGAAAGTAAAATATTTACATTTTTTTATATTTTACTGATAGTAGCTCTTGAAGATTGTTCTCCAAGAAAACAATTCCAGAGCTCCAAGATTCGTTCCTCTAGGTAATCACGCGCCAACTGATAAGAATTGCTATAAAAATCCTCCATATCTTTAGAAGATAGTTCAACTAATCTCTGAGCCATATCCTCTACCAACTCCTGATCACTTCTTCCTTCAAAAGGAACTAAATAACCATTTTTACCATCTAGTATAAAGGTAGGATTACCATATCTCACATCAAATCCAACAATAGCCAATCCTGCTCCAACAGCTTCCATCAAGGTCAAACCAAAAGTCTCAGTTGTAGAAGCTGTTAGATAAATACTATGTTTTATGTACTCGTCATCCAATCTCGCATATCCTTTTAGATGGATATAATCCTCTGCCGAATATTCGCAAATTAATTCTTTCAACCCATTATATTCCATACCTTGACCAAAGATAGAAAAATCAATATTCGCACCCTTTTGATGCGCTAAAACAACTGCTCTAATAGCTAAATCTACTCGCTTTGAATAAATCAATCTTGAAGCCGTCATAATTTTTTGTGGTTGCCTAACTTTGTCTGCATATTGTAAAGAATTCAAACTCCCTACTGGAATAGTATAAATTTCGGGAGCTTGCTGTCCTTCTTTTTGAAAAGACTCCTTCAAAATTTCTGCCTGTAACTTAGTAGATGTAATCATAAAGTCAAAACGATTAGCATACTTTACAGGGTAGTAATATTCATAGCTAAAGGGATGCTCACCAAAAGTATGTTCCGAATGGAACACTAGTCCTAGTTTTGCACCTGATGATTGCTCCAATAGTGGACGAGCAAAATCAATATTCGAAGCCCTATCCATCAGAACAATATCTCTTTCTTTTAGATTGAGCTTATTTATAAAAAAAGTTATCAGCTCTTCATGTGTTATTAGTCTATTATCTTTTAATAGATAAAGACGTTTCTCTTTCTGAGAAATTTCCTCTAATGCTACACTTCCGTCTTGGTTATGATAAACACGTTTCCCTAGTTCAGCTGAAATTTGATTATTTTGATAGTTCAATACAAAATAATCAGTTACTAGTTTTCTTGTAGAGTACATTTCCCTTCTTAGTAAATATCCTTCTGAAAAATAATCCACATACTGAACCTTATCTAAATAATATTTACTGTACCGAAAAACGATGACTTCTCCATTATCTAGTTTATAAGATTGACTTTCATCAGAACTATCAATTTGTTGTGACTTCTCCAATCCCAAAAGCATTTCCATCTCA